GCGGCTTTGCTGGAACGGCAGACGCTTTGATTGATACACCGCTCGGTCTTACTTTGTTGGACTTCAAGACAACCAGTCGCGAAGCAGACAAACCTGAGCCATGGCTGGTGGATCACCAGGACCAGCTGGGTGCTTATAGCTTGGCGTTGCAAGAGATGTCTGGGATCAAGGTTGCTGCTGGAGCGATTGTGATTGCGAAGCCAGACGGCAATGTCCAGTTAAGGATGCTGAGCGAACTGGAGATGCGTGGGTGTGAATGCCGTTGGCAGGAGCGTAATGATCGATATCAGGCGATGGTATCGATTGGAGCGATTAGTGAGTGGAGTGAATGACGAAACCGCTTGAGGAAGTTTTGGACGATGTATATCGAGTGCGATACAACATGTGTATTGCTGCAAGCGAAGCAGGCGTGTCACCAGAGGAGATGAAACGCCTGTTTAGGGTGTATATGTCTCAGCGTGTGATGCCTGTTGATGGCTGGCGCGGAGACGTAGAGATGTGTTGGCCTTGGGTTTAAGAGTGAGCCTCAATGTGTTGTTGGTGCGCTTGGGAGTGCATTTCAGCCAGGGTTACGGGAGGTTCACCGCCGTGGTCATCCCATAGATATTGCGGTGTTGGGTCGTAATCAAGCTCGTTTTGAAGGGAAGGGATGATCTCGCCTTCGAGGAGATTGAGCATAGAGAAGGTGGTTTGTTGATCCATGAGGTGTCGCTTGCCTTCGCGTTCAGCGACACCTTTGAGGATGCCTAGAGCGATGTGGATCTTTGCGTATTCAGAGAGCATGATTAGGAGTCCAGGAGAGGTTGGAGTTTTCGAGATAGGAGATGAGGTGTTCGATTGGAGCGCCTAGGGGAGGATGAGGGCAGTCATCACCAGGGATCTCCAGCAGGGCATAGCACTCAGCAGGACCCCACTCAGGAGGCTCTGCCAAGTGGGCAGGGTTATAGATGCCCATGCTTGTTGGAACGATGTCATCGATAACCGCCACGACGTCGTAAGTGTCGGGGCTGGTTTTGGTGATGGAGCGAAGTTCGATGATTTCAGTCATGCGAAGGGGGAAACAGGTTGTGCGTTGTAGCCGCGCCATTTTTTTACGGTGTCCATGGCTTTGATGAGTTGGCACGTCTGCTTGTCATCGCCAGTAGCAATAGAGATCTCTAGCCTGTGCTGAAGCATGGCTAGAGCAGCGACGGGATCACCAGGCTCTGTGTCCTCGGTAGCTGGCCCATCGTCAGACAACATGATGTCGTTGTGGGCCGTTTTCATGTCTTCGTAAGCTGTCGAGCGTGAAACGAAGTAACGAGCACTGAGGAGTGTTGCTAGGGAGGCATCAGGTACGCCGCGCTCAATCATTGCGCGTGCGTAACTGAGGCGATGCTGAATTTCAGATTGGGTTGCCATTTCTGGAATTCCTGGAAAGTTGGACAAAATGAGATGGCATGATCAATCAGTAGCGAAAGCTTTGATGCGTTCAGCGAGAGGATCAATCAAGCGATCCACGTATTGACCGGAGTCATCTCGTTCGTGGTTGCTGATGAACTTGCTGACGTGCTCATAACCACGTTTTTTACGTTGTTCCCAGTCAAGATCAGACCAACCTTTGGAGGCTTCAAGCTGCTTGTTTTTGGCTAGCTGTAGGTTTTCTTTTTCTGTGTACTCATGCGGTTCTTTGTCGATCGAGACCATGGTTTCGCAGTAAAAGATCTCAAGACCTTGTGCGTAAACCAGCTGTGAGAGGTCATCAAGACGGCGACCTTGGTCAGCTGCGATAGCTTTCAGCTTTTTATGGTCGGCTGCTGAGACCTTGATGGTGAGTGTTTTGAAATCAGACATAGCTGATGGTGCTTTGGGGGTGCTGGAGCGGGACCAATGCCCGTTCTCTTCTAAAGTATATAGAAGATATATAGGAAGCGTCAACAGCGGTTAAAATGGCTTCAAGCCAAAGTCGCCGTAATGGAGAAATTTCCCAGCTACGAGCACTACGAACTTTTAAACCCTGACGAGTTGCAATTGATACTTGAAGCGTTACGCTGGTACGCCCAGGACTCTCCAGAAGGTCGCCGCAGCAGTGGACGTCTGACTTGGGTGCGGGAGAAGGTCGTCCGCGCCAAACTGCACGGGCATCACCTTGTACCGCTTGCGACTGATTAACCATAAAAAAGCTCCCATCTCTGGGAGCCGTAAGGTCAATTCAGCAGAGTCCGGGCAAGACTTCGGGCAGTGTTCTGCATGTCGTGCATGGAGCCAGGACCATAATTCTTGGTGATTTCAGGGAAAGCTGCTAGCAGTCGGCTCCTGTTGCTCTTGTCTGCAACTCTCAACGCTTGTCCGAGACGTGTGTAGAAAGAACCCGCGTAGGTTTCCATACGATCAATCGTCTCTAATAATTCACGCTCAGTCATGATGTTTTGGGCTTGTTGGTACGGGCGAGAGAGAATCAATTGCTGAGATAAAATCCACCCGACTCCCACACAATTGGAGAGTCCCAAGGTCTGTCGTCGGTAACAATCCAAGAATAGTAATCTCCCTGGAGCTTGGGCATTAGTTCGCCGTCGCGGGTAAATTCACCCTGATACTCTCTGCTGATCCACTGATCAACCAGAGCTTCGAGGTCTAGCGGTGTGTCGTCGTCTAATTGATAGATACGCACCCAACCGGAAGCGGGATTCTCTATGCACAGACGAGCCCCAATTGCTGGGGCATCGTGTGCTAGTGGGCTCCAGAAGCTATGGATGTTTTGGAGTTTCATTAGACCAGCTCAAGACGGGACAAAATACGATCAGCCATCCCTCGGATGCAGTAATGCTGGGACGCTTGCATCCGATCGGTCAGGCTTGCTGACTCTGAGATCAGACCTTCCTGCTGTGCTTCGTCGTGATAACTGGCGCGACTTGAGTTATCTGCAAACCATGCAGCAAGCTCTGATGTGTAGATACTCGTCAGTGATTCGGCAATCTGCCAGGAAGCCTCAGACCATTCGGGCTCGTTGTTGTATTCGCTGATCTCAATGATTTGATCGAGGATGCCAACGATCGCCGCATAACGCCAGTCGTTCGGCATCTCATCATCATGTAATTCATGGATGAACGACACGAGATCATCGACGGTTTGCCTAGCCTCAGCAGTTAAGGCATAGAACTCTGAAGCATTGTTCAAACTATCGGGTTCTCTGGTTCGTAACTCAAAGGCAGCACGTAAGCTCCCGGCTGTCACGAACCAGTCAATCTGGTTTGCTGTGGTCATGGTGCTTTGGGACGTTTGGGGATTGAAAGGCAGTGAACCCTTCTGACTGGGCAGGAAGCCCAGAGAGAAGGGATCACATAGGTGCGAGAACGGAATAGGACCGAATTCTTGAGAGGTTGTTTGACTGTGGGAGCTGACGGATCTTGACTGTCTGCCCTGCCGCTTCCATTTCTTTCTTAAAGCGATAAGCGTCGCAGTCTTCCTCCAAGTAAACGAATTCGCCTCGTTCGTATGAGAAGCAGCTAAACACTGCCCGCCAACGTGCGCCGAGGTGTTCAGATAAAACAGTCTTTGAAACCTTGAGCCAGCCGTGGCCGGGATCAGAATAGAAGTCGAATGTCATAGGTCTGGGAGCTGTGAACACGTCATAGGGTGAGCGGGTGATCATGGAGCGTCAGAGATAGCGACGGTCAACACACCCCACAGTGGTTCCGAAGAATCCACGGAAGCTCACAATTTGGTGTGTGTGAGTCTTTGACATGCAGGACTGGATCATCGTCTCGTTGAACAGAGCGTTGACCGGAGCACCTAGGGAGAAACCGACAACGGTGCCAACCAGCACGGCTGAGAATGGTTTGAGCATGGTGAAAGGGACTGTGAAAGGGTTGGCTTTTGTGTCTTGCCTGACAGTGACCTTGTGACCGCCTAGGCGGTGCTGTGCTGTGGAGCAGTGGGACGGGATGGACCCGGCTTGCTTGCTGCTTGCTGAGGTTTGCTGTCAGGGTTGGACTTGAATAGATTCTAGTCTCTCCCCTAGCACTTTAGAAGGAGAAAGCGAGAGGCTTTTGGTTTTCTTAACATTTGGTTTCGACTCGCAACCTTGTGTACATTTGATACATAGTGCGCTTGTACTACCGGTTCAGACCCTTCTGAACATTTGATACATGGTACAGATGTACTAGGGGGCAGTGTAGCAATTGTCACGTAGCATATGCTACGCGCCGTAACTTAAACATATATCCGCCAACTAGCACTCGTGTACTAAAAAAGCCCCTAGTTGTCAGGCCGGGGGCAGGGGTCAAAAAGATACGCTTGTACTAATCGGCTTTATCTTCAATTTTGATGGTCAGATCAGGCGCTTGGATATTGACCACTTCAGTGGACTCACCAATGACCCGTCCAATGGAGTCCAAAACCTGACTTGCAGTCTGCAGTTGTCCTTTCTTAAGAGCTTGATGAAACAGCTTGGTCCGCATGTGCTGCAGTCTTGCCAGCATATTTTCCCGATCAGACTGCCAATCTTCATCAACAATCAGCTTTACTGCTCGCCAATCGCGCCAAGCCGTTTCAATCGAAACCTGCTCCTTTTCCGCATGGTCATAAACCAACGCCCTAGCTGACAACCCATCCAACTGCCTTCGATACAACCTTCTCACCCTGTCTTCTTTGGCTTGCGTGGTGCGCTTGTCGTTGTCCACGTATGTTCGACCGTTTTTTCGATAATAACCGCCCACAAGCCCTATTTGCACGGGGGTAGGGGTTGAAAACCTCTGTATTGTGATAGGCATGAGCCAAAAATCCGCACCAATAGAACTTCGCTGGGCGCAAGGCGAAGTATTTTCTTGCGATAAACGTTTCCGAGTCCTTGTCGCAGGTCGCCGTTTCGGCAAGTCCTACCTCGCCTGCGTTGAATTGCTGCGTGGAGCGATCAATCGTCCAGGCGAGACCTTTTTTTACTGTGCTCCGACGTACCGAATGGCGAAAGACATCGCTTGGCGCGTCTTAAAAAAGCTTGTTCCAAAGGTTTGGATCCACTCCAAGAATGAAACCGACCTTCGCATCGAACTAATCAACGGTTCCACCATCGAATTGAAGGGAACTGAGAACGCAATGGCGCTACGTGGCCGCAGTTTGAGCGGTGTAGTCCTTGACGAAGCCGCCTTCATGGATTCGGACGTATGGTTTGAAGT